GTATAATGATGAATCAATTAAGCGTTCATTAAGAAACCTTATCCAAACAAGTAGATTTGATAGAAAGTTTCACCCTGAGATTGATTCAGGTGTTCGTGATTATCTTTTTGAACCAATGAGTTTAATTACTGCATTGAGCATTGAAACTCATTTAAAACACCTAATACAACAACACGAACCACGTGTAAACGTGATTGAATTAGAAGTTGTACCTGATAATGAAGAACAATCTTATGGGGTGAACATTACATTCAACACGATAAATAACATTGAACCAATTCAAACACGTATATTCCTACAGCGTGTCAGATAAGAGAATATTAAATGGCTAATAATTTACAAGTACAGGATTTAGATTTTGAATCAATAAAACAGAACTTTATTGATTACATGAAATCTCAAGAGCAATTTAAGGATTATGACTATAAAGGTTCTTCAATGAACATCCTTTTAGATTTGCTGGCATATAATACTCATTATATGGGATTCTACACACATATGTTAGCGAACGAATCATTCATAGATTCTGCAACACAAAAGGCTTCATTAACTTCAAAAGCAAAACTGATGAACTATATTCCTAGTTCAAAACAATCAGCAGAGGCTTTGGTTACATTCAATATTCCAATCACGGCGGTTAACGAACCAACTGATAAAAAAATTGTACTTCCACGTGGCACTAATATTCGTTCAAATAACAATACAAATGATTCACGTAATTTCGTGATTGTTGACGATGTGTATATCTATAACCGTGCTACTACAGCGGGTGTGTATGATTACACAAGTGATGAAATTGGTATTTTCGAAGGAGCATTCAACGCTCAACGTTTCTTGGTTGACGATACACTTACGAATCAACGTTTTATTATTCGTGATAGAAACGTTGACATAACATCATTGCGTATCAGTGTGTATGATACTCAAGCATCTAGTGAGTTCGTGAGTTATACGTTAGCAGAGGATTTCAATGAGATTAACAGTGAATCTAATGTTTTCTTCGTTGCAGTTAATGAAGAAAATTATTATGAGGTGTTCTTCGGTAACGATATTTACGGTAAATCACTTGCAAATCTGAATGTTGTATCTGCATCATTCGTATCTACATCTGGTGAGGAAGGTAATAATGCACGTACATTTATCCTTTCAGGTGGTATTAATTACTTAGGTACTGATTATGATGTTGATATTACTACAGTTAATGATTCACATGGCGGTGTTGATGAAGAAACTCTTGAGGATTTACGATTCAATATCCCATATCACTATCGTAGACAAAACCGATTAGTTACTGTGGATGACTATAAAAACATCCTCCTTTCTAAATATCGTAATATAAACTCTATTAACGTATGGGGTGGTGAAGATAATATCCCTAAAACATACGGTAAAGTATTCATTTCAATTAAACCTAGATTTGGTGAAGTGTTGTCATCAAAGGCTAAGAATAGTATTATTAATGATATTCTGAAAAAATATAACGTGACTACGGTTGAGCCTGAGATTGTTGACCCTGAGTTCCTATATGTAAACTTGGATGTGAATGTTCGTTTCAATCCATTAAACACCAATAAATCAAGTGGTGAAATCGGCACAGAGGTTACAGCTATTATCAATGATTATAATGATAACACATTAAATCGTTTTGGTTCGTTTTATTCAGATGTAAACATTAACAGTTTAATCAAATCTGGGAATCCTAGTATTCTTACATCATATGCGGATGCAACACTAGAGAAACGAATAGATGTTAATCTAAACACAAAGGCAACTTACTTTGTTGATTTCGTGAATGAAATACTTCCAGAAACAGTTAAATCAGATGAGTTTATGTATCGCCTTAAGCGTTGTTACTTTGCAGCTAATAAACAAGGCAATATCATAATTTATTACTATGATACCTTTAAGAAAGAATGGGTTGCATTCCCTAATGAAACTTTCGGTACAGTTGATTATGAAAATGGAATAATCCGATTAGTTAATTTCGAGGTAAATGATTTATATGGACAATCTAAATTGAATATAAATGCTACACCAAAACTTCCAGACTTCTTCACTAAACGAAATAATGTTGTTATGATTAATCAATTTACAGTGAAGATTGTAGCAGACTTCCAAAATGAAGGTAATAAAGCATGGTAGATAAGTTATCTGCTATTCTTCAATACCAGTTACCTGAATTTGTTCGGAATGACCATGAGTTATTCGTGGCGTTTGTACAGGCGTATTATGAATGGATGGAGTTAGAAGGGAACACACTAAACTTCATCCAGTCATTCCAGCAAAATTCAGATGTTGATACGGCTAATGACGATTTCTTAGATATGTTTATCACTGAATTTGGGGATACGTTTCCAAAGAATATTCAGGTTGATAAATCTACGCTATTGAAATCTATTCGTGAATTCTATATCTCAAAGGGTTCTGAGTCATCATTTCGTTTCATTTTTAACGTACTATATGGTGCAGAAATTGATATTATATACCCTAGAGAATTTTTACAAACGGCTTCAGGTGGTAATTTCTTTGCTGAAGATTATGCATACATCACAGGTGACAATTTTTTCAAACTTAAAATCACTGATAACCTTAATGCGTCTATTGAGGGCGTAACATCTGGTGCAAATGCAGTTATAGATGGCATTACATCTATATACATTGGTAGTCAGAGAATATTAAGATGTGATTTGTCATCATATGAAGGCATCTTCGAGGTTGATGAGGAAATCTTATTAACTGTAGAAGGTTTTACTGTTAAAGAGAATGTGTATGGCTTGATTAATAGCATTAATGTTGATGACGGTGGAACAAACTACTCATTAAATGATGAAGTTGTTATCACTTCAGTTGATGACGGTAGCCGCGCTAAAGCCCGTATTAAAAGCCTATCAAAAGGCCCATTAGATTCATACACAATCGTTGACGGTGGGTTAGGTTATGAAGTCAATGATATTGTACATGCGGTTCCTGTAGTTGGTTCAAATGGTTACTCATACAGCGGTGTGGTTGAAACAGTTGGTGGTTCAGGTGAAATAACAGGCATTCGAATATTGAATAATGGTTATGATTATTCATTACCAACAACAGCATCTATTGTATCTTCAACAGGTTCTGGTGCAATCATTTCATTAAACGGTGATGCGATTGGTAAGATTAATGAGATTGAAGTCTATGATAGTGGGTTACGCTACACTTCACAACCAACTATTACAGTAACATCAAGTAATGGTTCAGGTGTGTCACTATCAGCAAATATCGAATGTATCTTTAATGAGCCAAAGAAATATCAAGATGAAGATGACTGGTTAAGTGATTATTCTAAATTACAGGATAGTTATTACTATCAGCAATATTCATATGTTGTTCGCAGTGATGTTTCACCCCATAAATGGATAGAGCAAGTTAAACGAATTGCACACCCAAGTGGTACACAGTTATTTGGTATGTACACAACTTCAAATATTGTAGATACACTGATTAGTTTACCACCACGCTTACAAGCATCATTAACGAAGATTATCTACTTATTCAGTGAGATAAATAGTAGTATATTACAAACAGAATTTAGAGAATTAATACTCCATCTAGGTATTGCTAATACTTGCGTCATGGGATTAACTCTTGATGAATTAGATGAAATTAAATTTGACCCTAATTTCAATTGGGTTATTGGTTATTTTGACAACCTTTCATTATCAAACATTGAAACCACTGGTTGCGTGGATAAATTTAATAGAATGGAAGATTCTGACTTAACAATCATATAAATAAGAGAACATAGGATAAAACATGACTGCAATTATTACAAACACAACAAGAGTTTTCAATTCTAACCAATTCCTAAACTCTTTCCAAACTAAAAATTACACTGCATGGCAAACTGCTACACCATATAGCATTGGTAATGTTGTTTATAACTCAAGTTACAAATACATTGCTGTAACTTCTGGTACATCTGGTGCAATCCCACCTTCACATACATCTGGTGTTGCTTCTGATGGTGCAGTTGACTGGTTATTTGTTGAATCATTTACAAACACATCATACTTTGAAAACAATATTTACGTTGCAATTGGTAAGCAAACCCCTTGGTATGATTTTACAGGAGTTATTGCATGGGCTGATTCTACTCTATATACAGTTGGTGATTTGGTTGAACTTTCTGGTTCATACTATGAATGTTTAGTTGAACACACAGGTGATGGTGTTGGTGCTAACAGTCCAGATACAGATACAACCAACTGGAAAGTGGTAACTGCTGAAACACCCGTTGACCCACAAGACGATTTCAGTAATCAGTATTCATATATTAATAACATCATGAGTGCTAAACGTCTAAACGCAACAAATGTTTCTTGTGCAATTAAACGTGTTAATTGGGCATCTGGTACTGTGTATGATGCGTTTGACCCAACTATTGACAGCTTTGCGTATGTGAATGATTTCTATGTTCTTTCATCTGCAAATAACATTTACAAATGTGTTGATAACAATAACGGTGCAGCTTCTACATCTGAACCAACAGGTACAAGTGTAGATATTACATACACAACAGATGGTTACGGCTGGAAGTACATGGGTACTGTATCTGCTGGTGATGCGTTAGCATTCTTAACTGCTGGTTACATTCCTGTTAAATTAAAACTTTCTGATGATGGTTCCAATCAATGGCTGGTTCAAGAGAATGCAAAATCAAACTCAATTAGCTCTGCTATTGTAACGGCTGGCGGTTCAGGTTATACAACTGCTACAGTTGCATTTAGCGCACCTGATTTAGCGGGTGGTGTTCAGGCAACGGGTTCTGTTATTCTGAATGCAGGTGTATGTGAAACTATCCAGATGACTAATGTTGGCTCTGGTTATACTTCAGAACCTACAGCAACAATCACAGGTGATGGTACTGGTGCTGAAGCGGTTTCTGTACTTGCGCCTAAAGATGGTCATGGTGCAAATATTCTAACTGAACTAGATGCTCGTTACTCAATTGTGAATGCACGTTTTGACGATACTGAAGGTGGTTACTTCCCAATTACTGGTGAAAATGATTTCCGTCAATTATCATTAATCGTTGACCCTCGTGAGTGGGATGGTGGTGAAGCAATTGCGGCACGTTACATTGGCCCACAACATGACGATTACACAGGTGATGGTACATCTGGCCTTGAAGAACTAGAAGCTGGTTCTGGTAACGTCATATATATAGAAAGCATTGCACCTGTTGTTCGTACTACAGGGCAAATCGAAGATATTAAAATCGTACTGAGATTCTAGGATAAATAAATGATTGTATATCTTACTACGAATAAATATAAAATTAGGATTGAGAAACTATAATGAGTAGAATGACATTTAATCGTGAGCCATATTTTGACGACATAGATATTGATAAGAATTATTTCCAAGTTCTATTTCGTCCAAAACGTTCATTACAGATTCGTGAATTAAATCAGCTACAAAGCATATTATCAAACCAAACTGAAACGTTTGCGAATCATATTTTCAAATTCGGTTCAATGGTTAAATCTGGAAGTGTTAAATTTAAAAACTTCCAGAATTATGTACGTCTAAAAGATTTAACTCCAACTGGTAATGCTGTAGATTACACACGCATGATTGACCGTAAGATTCGTGGTAAAACATCTGGTCTAGTTGCAGAAATTATTCACATTGAACCTAAAGATGAATTCGACCCTGATACATTATATGTAAACTATAAAAACACAGCGGTTGATGGTGTTACATCTGCATTCATTAATGGTGAAACTCTTGAAGTTCTTGATGAACAAGGGTATGCAACATATGAAGTAGTTGTGCGCTGCCCTTCTTGTGCGGCTTCACCTGAATCTGGTGATATACATAACCCAACTGGTCAAGGTTGCCTGTTCTCTGTTGATGACACAGTATTCTACATTCATGGTAAATTTGTATCTAATCCAATGCAAACTATTGCTCTAGATAAGTACACTGTTATCCCTTCATATAAAATCGGTTTTGATATTGTACAGCGCGTTATCACATCTGCTGATGACCCTACACTAAATGATAATGCGTTAGGTACTACCAACTATACAGCACCCGGTGCTGACCGTTACCAGATTAAACTTGAATTAACTAAAAAGTTACTCACTGATACAAGTGATGAAAACTTTGTTCTACTTGCAAAAGTTGAAGAAGGCTTCTTACAAGAAATTAATAATAAGCCAGAATATGCAGATTTAATGGATACGCTGGCACGTAGAACATATGATGAATCTGGTGATTATACAGTTAAACCATTTACTGTTAAGTTCATGGAACACCTTAAAGCAGACGATAACCCAACTGGTGGCTGGAAAACATCAGCTAATGGTGGTGATGAAAGCAAGATGGCGGTTATTGTATCACCGGGCCGCGCATACGTTCGTGGACGTTTAGTTGAAAAGATTGCTGAATCTGTAATTGAAGTAGATAAAGCACGTGATACTGAACATAAACGTTCTGCTGTTATTCGCCCTGAGTATGGTAACTACATTCTTGCAACATTAGATTCAGTTTCTAATATTATTCCAAACTCAA